AGGAAACAATTCTCTTGGACTTGGTGCCAGACTGTCGGTTGTATCAATCGCACAAACCAGTCAGTTTGTTCTTCATAATGTTCAAGGAGACTTCTCGGTAACTGGTGTTGGAAATACACTTCAGTTTGTCAATAACTCTGGAGTTACGACAGACGTAAACGCAGCACAGGGTGGTAACGTTTTAGTTAATGAAATTGTAACTGATAATGATGGACTTCACGTTGTAGTCAATCATAAGAATCATGGTATGTATTTTGATGAGAACTTTGTAACAATTTCAGATGTTCAAACCGATATCATACCAACCAGATTATCAGAGGCTTATGATTCAACGTCAACCAGTCCAATAGTTGTTGATAGTACTTCAAATCTTACTCTGTTTGAAAATGTTGGTGTTGGTACAACAAATGCTGGTTACGTTTTAATTGGTGACGAAGTTATATCTTATCAAGATACAACTAGTACAACCCTTGCTGGAACAATTACCAGAGGAGTTGATTCTACAACTGCTAGAAATTATCCTGTAGGAACTCCTGTTTACAAATATGAATTGGGAGGAGTTTCTCTTAGAAGAATCAACAAGACTCACAACTTGGAGAGTGTAACTGTCGCAAATCCAATCGGATTCGATTCTTATAATGTAAGACTTGATATGGGTGCGGCAGGAACAGGAAGAACGACTTCAGATGGTTATCCATCTCTGTTTGTGGGAGAAACTAAGTTTGCTGGAGGAGACTCAATAAAGGCAACTCAAAATATCCCTTATGAAATTATAACTCCTTTAGTTCAGAATATGAACGTACAAGGAACATCTGTTGATGCAGAACTTAGAACTGTTAGTAGCAGAAGCCTTAGCGGTTCCGAAGCTCCATATGTTGATAGAGGATTTGAACCAGTTACATTGAATGAACCAAATTATTTGGAAAGTGCAAGATTAATTGCATCGAGAGTTAATGAAACTAATAAACTTACAACTATTTCTGGAAACAAATCTATGAACTTGAGAGTTAATCTCAATAGCACAGATTCCAGAGTAAGTCCTGTGATTGATACGCAAAGAGTTAGTGCTATCTTTACATCAAATAGAGTGAATGATGTTGTAACTAATTATATCACTGACAGCAGAGTTAACACTCTGCTTGATGATCCAACTGCTTTCCAATATATTTCTAAAGAAATAACTTTAGAAAATCCTGCATCTTCCCTCAAGATTATTGTTGATGCTCATGTGAACATTCACTCTAACATAAGAGCATTCTACTCAATAAGTGAATCTAGTAACTTTGAACCCATTTTTGTTCCTTTCCCAGGATATAATAATATTAATGATAGGGGAGAGATTATTGATGTTGCAGATAACGATGGATTACCTGATACTTTCATTGCACCATCAAAACTCATTGGATTCAGAAATGATGATGTTGATTACAAAGAGTATTCATTCACCATCGATGAACTTCCTTCGTTCAAGGCATATAGAATCAAACTTGTTATGACATCTACTAATCAAGCGCATGTTCCTAGAATGAAAGATTTGAGAGTAATCGCGCTTGCCTGATATGGATTACTTAAAAGTTGAAGGACACTCTAACCTCTATAGAGATCCTAAAACAAATTCTATAGTGAATAAAAACTCTACGCAATATCAAGAATATGTTTCTAGAAGAGACTCAAGAAGTGAAGAGAATCAAAAGATACAAGATCTTGAGTCTGATTTTGCTAGAATGAAAGAAGATCTCAATGAGATTAAAAGTTTACTTAGGAGTTTAGCAAATGAACCCAGATGATATACAGTTGAATAATTTGTCAAAAAGTTTTGCATATACAAAAACAGCATCTGAGATAGATAGTATTGATGATAAAGATGCTTTAAAAAATATTGCAAAGGCATTCTGTAAACTTTATTATAAACAACAAGAAACAATGATAGCGATAGGAGTTCCATCAAATGGCTAATAGAGAGGTTACTTTTGACGAAGACTCTGGAACTCCCTTTGTCTCAAATTTAACCATTCAAGGTGGAGCTAGTTTTAGCAATACCTTTGAAGTAAAGAAACCAAATGGAACTGCTTTTGATTTAACAGGTTATAGTGGTTCTGCACAAATAGCAAAAAGTGTTGCTGTTGGTGCGACTCTAGGAGCAACTGAAACTTTTACAGTTGGAATAACTAGTGCTGCTGCAGGAAAAATAAAAGTTTCTTTAGCAGCAACGACTACTAGAGGAATTAGTGCGGGAAGATATGTTTATGATTTATTAGTAACAGATAGTCTTGAGCAAGTAGACGTGCTTAGCACAGGAATCGCTGTTGGACAAACCGCAGGAATAGGAACAACCGCATTTGTCTTAAATAAGATAACCAATGTTGCAGTAGGAGATTCTATATCAGTTGGGGCAGCGATAACGACGGTGCCAGTGGTTTCTATTGCATCAACTCTAAACAAGGTAACTATAGGGACTGCAAATACTTCTCCTTTAGAGGTGCTTCCAGGAACTGCAGTCACTTTTACAAGAGTTGGTTCTGCCTCCACCATTTATAGAATTGTTCAAGGCAATATAATTGTGAAGGCTGCTATATCAGAATCACCCTAAATACTACAAGGAAACTTGTGATTAAATGGCACAACCAGCAAGTAGAACAGATTTAATAAATTATTGCAAGAGAAAACTGGGAGCACCAGTTTTAGAGATTAACGTTGCCGATGAGCAAATTGATGATCTTGTGGATGACGCTCTGCAATTTTTTCACGAAAGGCACTTTGATGGTGTGCAACCAACTTTCTTGAAATATCAATTTACTCAAGATGACATTGATAGGGGTAGAGCCCCAGCAGGAAATGAACCAAATGCAGGAATTGTAACTTCTACTGCAGAAGCAACAATCGTTGGAACTGCTGTTACATTTACATATAAAGAAAACAGTAATTACATACAAATTCCACCGTCAATTATAGGAATCAATAAAATCTATAAGTATGATGGCACTAACACAGTGACAAATAACATGTTTAGTGTCAAATATCAAATGTTTTTGAATGATGTATATTACATGGGTTCAATGAACCTTTTGAATTATGCAATGACTAAAACATATCTTGAAGATATGGATTTCGTATTGACAACTCATAAACAAATAAGATTCAATCAAAGAGTTGATAGACTTTACTTAGATGTTGACTTTGGTGATGTTAGAGTAGATGATTATATAATTCTGGACTGCAATAGACTCGTTGATCCCAATGACTTTACTAGAGTATATAATGACAGTTTTGTAAAACTTTATTTGACTGCTTTAATTAAAAGACAGTGGGGACAAAATTTAATTAAATTCCAAGGAGTAAAACTTCCAGGTGGAGTTGAACTTAATGGTAGACAGATATATGATGACGCACAAAAAGAAATAGATTCAATAATGGAGAGGATGTCCAACACCTATGAATTGCCTCCATTAGATTTGATTGGTTGATAATATGTTAAATCCATTCTTCCTTCAAGGTTCCTCAGGAGAACAAAGTTTAGTTCAAGATTTGATCAACGAACAGTTGAGGATGTATGGTGTTGAGGTTCATTATTTGCCTAGACAATATGTCACTCAAAATACTATATTGAGAGAGGTTATTGAATCTAAATTTGATAACGCATATCCAATAGAAGCATATGTCAATACTTATGATGGATATGGAGATAATACTCAACTTCTCTCTAAATTCGGTATACAAGCAACTAATGAGTTGACTGTGACTATATCAAAGGAGAGGTTTGAACTTTATATTTCACCATTAATAAAAAACGTACCAAACGTAAAACTTTCTACAAGGCCAAAAGAGGGAGATTTGATATGGTTCCCTCTCGGTGATAGATTATTTGAAATTAAATTTGTAGAGCATGAAAAACCATTTTATCAACTTCAAAAGAATTATGTTTATGAGTTAAGATGTGAACTCTTCAGATATGAAGATGAAGTCATTGATACTGGAATTGAAGAGATAGATGATAGTGTATCTGAAGAAGGAAATATCAGCACTTTAACTCTGGTTGGATCTGGAGTTACTGCTACTGCCATCACTGGTATCATGACTAGTGGTGCTGTTCAATTGATCACACTTACAAACAGAGGTGAAAAATATATTAATGCTCCAACTGTTGCAATTTCATCTGCACCTGATACAGGATCTAGAGCAACAGGAATTTCTACTTTGATAAGTGGAATCATCAACTGTGAAGGAACAAAAATTGGCAATAAAGTTCAAAATGTTTACATCAATAATCCAGGTTATGGATATACTGCAGCACCTGGTATAGTCTTTATTCCAGAATATAACGATCCGGGTGTTGGTGCAGCTGCAACCACTGTTATTTCCGATAATACAATTGGTATCGTAACTCTTACTTCGGGAGGATCAGGATATTCAACTACACCTGCTGTAACTTTCAGTGCTCCAGGAGGACTTGCTGGACTTGGAACAACTGCTACAGGTATCGCTGTTGTAAGTGCGGCTGGAACAATCTCCAACGTTTATATAACAAATGCAGGTGCTGGATATACAGAGGCACCTACAGTTACAATTGGTTCTCCATATAGTAGTGGAAGTGGAAACTTTATTGATACTGAAACTATTACAGGATCTAGTAGTGGAACTACTGCAATAGTTAAATCTTGGAACGCTTCCACTAATACTTTGAATATTTCTAATTTGACTGGAGACTTTACCATTGGAGAAACGATAACTGGATCTGAAAGTAGTGCTACTTATGAAATTAGAGTAGTCGAAGACGATAACACCGTCAATAATTATCCAGATAACGACATATTCCAAACTGAAGGGGATTCTATTTTAGACTTTAGCGAGAAAAATCCATTCGGAACTCCATAGTATAAATACTTTTATCCTTAAGCATTGATTAATTAAAGTAGGTAATACTATGTTTGAGTATTTTTATCACGAAATTTTAAGAAGGACTATTGTATCTTTTGGTACTCTGTTTAATAATATTGAGATTCAGCAAACAGATTCTTCAGATAATACCAAGAATATAATTAAAGTTCCTCTTGCATACGGCCCTACTCAAAAGTTTTTATCTAGGATTGAGCAGTCTGCAGATTTAAGTAAGAAAGTTCAAATTTCATTGCCAAGAATGTCATTTGAGTTTACTGGACTGCAATATGATCCATCTAGGAAAGTAACAACTACTCAAACTTTTGTCACACAAAATGTAGAGGATAAAAGTGAGGTTAGAAAGGCATATATGCCAGTGCCTTATAATATGTCATTTGAGTTATCAATTTATACCAAATTAAATGATGACATGCTTCAAATTGTGGAGCAAATTTTACCATATTTTCAACCATCATTCAATCTAACTGTAGACTTGGTTGAGTCTATTGGAGAAAAAAGAGATATACCCGTTGTCATAGAAAATATTTCTATGCAAGATGATTATGAGGGCGATTTTAATTCTAGAAGAGCACTATACTACACCATAAGATTTACTGCCAAAACTTACATGTTTGGCCCTGTTCAGGATACCTCTGCAACATCGAAAGATCTTATCAAAAAAGTTTCTATTGGATACGTTGCTGGAGATACAACAAAAACTCCATCCAGAGACATTACATATTCTGTTATACCTAGAGCGATTAAGAGTTATACAGATAATGTTGTCACAAATCTCTCTAGTGATATTGGAGCATCAGGAAAATATGTTGAGGTTAATGATTCTTCAGTAATTCCTGATGGAAGTTATATTGTTGTTGATAATGAAGAAATGTATGTCCTCAGCATTATTTCTGGAACTAAAATTAAGGTTGAGAGAGGAAAAGATGGAACAGGAGCTGCTTCTCACGTATCAGGAGCAGAGGTAAAACTGATCACTGATGCTGATGACGCTGCAATCGAAATTGGCGATGATTTTGGATTTGATGGATTATGATTAGCATGTCAAAAAAATTCGATGAACTAAACGATGCATTTGATGTCTCTGGAGACATAGTTTCTAGTGAAATTGAAAAGGTTGAACCTGCAAAGGAAAGAAAAGATCCAAATGCAAATGATGTCAAAAAAGATTATGAATACACTAGAGGCAATTTATATTCTTTAATTGAAAAGGGGCAGGAAGCTATTAATGGTATTTTAGAACTTGCTCAAGAAAGTGAAATGCCTAGAGCTTATGAAGTTGCTGGACAATTAATTAAAAACGTCGCTGATGCCACTGATAAATTAATGGAACTTCAAAAGAAGTTGAAGGATGTTGAAGAAGAGAAGCAATCTAAAGGCCCATCCACAGTTAATAATGCTTTGTTTGTTGGTTCAACAGCAGAACTAGCAAAGATGCTTAAGTCTGGACTGAAGGAAGAAGATAAATAAACTATGGGAGAGAAATCCCAAAGTAATTTTACTAATAGTTCAATGGCGGCTGCTGAAGATAACAATTTGCCATCTTTAGATGATTTTCTTGTTGAGGAGGACTTACCCTCCGTAGAGGATTATCTTGAGAAAGAAGAAGAGGAAGTAATAACTGAAGAAGTTGAAACTATAGAAGATGTTAATGGGAAC